TGTATCGATGGTCAGGCTAGTGCCTGTCTGAGCTGTAGCATTATCAGTTAGATAATCCCCAGTCCCGTCATCAGTACCGGAAGTGTGGTCAGGCATGAGAGTGTTTTCAAAGAAATCAAACCCTGCTGTGCGCCCTAAGCTGCCTTCACGATTCTGACTTGAGATATTGCCGCTAGGCTGGAATAATCCCTTAAGAGCATCAACCATATCCACATTGTCTTGTGTATTAAGGTTGCATTTAAGCCCTGTGGCACCAGAAAGGTTATCAACCAACTTCTTACGCCCTTCCAATACTTTGGCAAAGGTTGCAGAAGACCCAACATTGTTGGATTGGTTGTAAACCACCTTATACATGCTGAGAGCATCATTCTCAATGTTAGATGCCAGAACTGACATCATCGGCTCTAAGTATCGCGAGCCAAAGTCATCAATGCTCATAGTAAGGTCTCTCGATCCAAACTCAACATCAACACCTTTCTGAGTCGCAACAGTCAAAGTCTCGCTCGCTTCCGTCACGTCTTGTACTGCGATAGTAGCGCCGGTCCTAACCGTAAACTCATTGGGCTTGCGTATTTTTAACGACTCTCCGATCTTGGCCCCGTCATTAGCAAAGCTCGCATCGTATTGTCGATTAATGTTTCCTACAAAATTCAACTTTTGGTGCAGGATGCGAAGAGCTTCCCTGGTCACCGCCGTTGGGGTTAATGGTACATTAGCCATGATTGTTACCTATTTTCAAGTTGTTTGTACCTCCAAACTTGCCACTCGTCAGCCGTCATTTTGTCAGGGTCGACATCAACGGTCTCTGAATTGCCTAGAGGCGTTATAGGGTCAGGTGCATCGCTTACCACTTTTGGTTTGAGCGCTTCTACCTGGAACTCCAATTTAGTCAACTCGATAGCTTGTTGTATCGGATCTAATGAGAATATCTTTTCAGCAACATCTAAATTTGATCCCAAGTGATAGGCGACCTCTGGCCCTTTATCCATGTCAAATAGGCGCTCAGCCATATCAACAGACATAAATTGGTGTCCATATGCGACATCCTCAAAGTCCTCAAAATTAGCCCTCTTTGCATCTAAGTTAGAATCAAAAGTAGCTTTCTTTGTTTTAAGTTCCTGTTGTCGGTGGTCAGCCTTCGCTGCTTGGTCTCTCGTTTGATGCTCTGCCGTGATCCTGTCATAAGCTGCATTGCTCGCAGTGTCAGCCACAAATTTGGCATTCGCCTGCTGATATTCAGAATAATCAGTAAAATCATTCTCAATAGGGGCAACTAAGTCAGGCTCTTTAGGGGCAACTTCGCTTGATTCAAGGGTTTTAATCCTCGCTTCCAGCTCTGCCGTCCTTTGACGTTCCTCATAGTTCTTTCGAGTTAACTGGTTAATCCGCTCCTGTACCTTATTGACCTTTTTGGCCTCTGGCTCAGGGGTGGATTCACGGCCCTCTGTCGGTTCGTTTGGGGCTTCCGTTGTAGTTGATGACTCTACATTTTCATCATGGCTTGGAGCATTTTCAGACTGCTCCTGTACGTCTTCACTCATAGATACGATCTCTCGATTTTAACCTAGTCATCCCGGCTAGTAGGGGTTTTAACAAACTCTTCGTTTATTGCTTTGGCGAAATTACTGCGGAACTCGCCCATAGCTTGACGCATTTTAACGATGTGCTCTCTCAATGCTGCCCACTCTTTTTCAATGTGCGCCACAGGCTCCTCAATAACCCCGACCCTGTACACAGATTGGCCTTCCATCTTTATATCGAACACGTCGCCCACCCCAACCTCAGAAGGCAATGTAATTGCACCCCCGTTGTCCAAAGTAATCTCAAGGCTAGATATTTCCTGCTTTGTGCCTAGCCTTTCAGCAGCCTTTTTTAGCTGCCTATGAGCGTATTCTTGCGCTTCTTTTTGTTTAGGTCCCATAAGTTCGTCTCCACGATATTTTAACCCGCAAAGCCTGCGGTAGGCCTAACTAACCCTACTAACTCATTTAATGCTTGAGCCATTAGAGCTTGATTCTGTTGCGCAGCCGCTAATTCAGCCGCGTTAATTGCATTCTCAATCTCGTTCTGGTGTGCTGTGGTCATAGTTTCAACGGCGGTGGCTTGCTTGCTTGCCGTATCAGCTTCTATGTTAGATATTTTAGCCTGCTTTTCGCCCATTTCCAACTGTGCTGCCACTTGCTGTATTTGAAGTTGCTGCTGTTGTGCGGCAATTTGTGCTTGATCCTGCTCCTCATCGTCTGCAATACCAGGGGGGAGGAGCTTTTTAAGCCGCTCTGCCATCTCGTCAGCCCCTGGCCAATCCAGGTTTTTAGCAACCAAATCACCAGCCACTTGCAGTACTTGAGGGAATACCCGAGCAAGCTCAACCATAGAGCTTGCCGCCTCAATCCTCCGTGTTCGGTAAGATGGCCCAACACCTACTCTCACGTCATACTTGCCGCGAGTTAGATCATTCTGTATTTTCAGCCCATCCGGAGTAAGAATAGGTTTATTGATCTCTACAAACTGAGTCGAATCATCCTCGCCTCTAAGCCTGATTACGCGCTGTGTATCGTAATACTTGGGGATTAGCTCAATAACTACCCGACCTGTGTGCTGAATAGCCTGGGCTAAATTATCCATGTACAAAGATGTGCCAAGGTCAGCTTCCTGTTGCAGTGCAATAACTGCTCTACCACTGCGCTGGTCAGGCAATGCCCCAGTACTTGCTTCAAATACGCCGGTAGTTTGCTGGATATCCTGAGCACTGATACTTGCTTGCTGTAATAATCCTGACTGCATAACAGGCGGCGCCACACGCTGAGGAGGAGCTGCTTTACCATCTGGCTCATAAGGCAAATAAGGCAAATTATCTGTGTTAGCTCTATTCCAAAACTTCTTGTAATTCTTTATCTGATTAGCTGTTACTACCCAAGGAGCTTTAGGCTGCAATGCGATAGCTTCAGCCGCAGCGCTATTCCAGTAGTTATACATTCTTTGCGGATCTTTAGCCGCTCTTACAATACCTCGGTAATCCGTTTTTCCTTCGATGTTCTCTTCTTCGCCATAAACTGGGATCAAAGGAAAGCACTTACTTGGCCATTCTTTAGACTCTAATATCTCAAAAGCGGTCAGTTTGTACCACTTGATTACATCAACCTCGACTTCACGCTCTCGAACTGGGGTTATGCCTTGCGCTCGGTAAAGCTCAATGTCATCTTCTGTAATGTCCTCAGCCGTTACTACCACGCCATTACTGAGCTGGGTTAGCGTTCTCTTTTTCTTCTTTTTAACAAAGTATTCACCAATCCTGACTGAATCACTGTCATACCATCTAACTTGACCTTCGCCTATCCCTTGGTGAGGGATGCCGCTAGGGGCTGTATCTTTACCGTACTGCTCTTTAAATTTATCGTGAGAAATGGTTTCAGAAACGATGCAAAACCGTCCATCTTCTTTCTGCGGCATGATCGCATCAGGGTCAAAATATACCGTGAACGGGTTTTTAATGGGCATAATGGTGATATCTTGCTCAAAAATATCATCCGAGTTATGTACAGTGCCAACTCTCCATACCCCATAGCCGCACTTAACCTGAAATTTTGATGCGGTTATGTACGAATTACGTGCGTTAGAAGACTGCTCAATCTGCCTTACCAAGTCCTCTAGAACGTCAGCCGTGTCTCTATCTGCCCCATCATCAATGGGATCAATCTTGATTGAGGGCATGTTCTGTCGGATATTGCCCACTACTTTCCTGATTGACTGCCCAATATGGTCCAAAGTAAGCATAGGACGGTTTTTGCGCTCAGCCTTAACCTCTTCAGGCCACTGGTCAAGTGCAGCAAAACGAAGGTCATCAACCATATCCACGCGGTTTTTAGATTCGGCACTGAAAGCTAGATCAAAGTCAGCCATAAACTGTTTAATGATCTTCTCTTCTTCCTTCTTGCTAGGCTTCGTTTTTTTATCAGGCACTCATCCACCCCACGTCAGGTAAATCCATATCTATTTTACTTTTCTTCCCAACCGGCTCGGCAAAGGTTAACCCTAGTGCATCCCCAATATCAGGAGAGAATCCGTACTCTTTCTTAATCTTCTCTTTTTTCCATAGTACAACACGGTCGTGTGAATCTCGGTCATAAGGGCTGGCACATAGATCAGCCTGGATATCATCATCATCTGGCAATTGCACCTCTAAGTGCTCATCACGCAACCAAAGATTCATACTGCCCCACATTTCCCCTCGCCTATTAGTATATTTCTCATCATCCAATGGGGAGCTGCCAAACCATATTGCCTTAACTCTATCCTCATACCCCAATTCATGCAGCCTATCCACTAAATCAGCACCACCACCTGCATCGATAAACATCATGTCTGGCTTTTTATCTGCCAGTGGGCAGACCTCATCCAGTATCTTTTTGCACTTCGAGACAGCTTTTCCAAGAGTGTTCACCGCATCACCTACCCATGACTTGGAATCGTATGCTTTGCGCCCCTGGCGTTTAATTACGCTAAACCTATCACCCCCTCTTGAAGGATCAACTCCAACTATCAAAGGTCCATTGCCGTTAACTTCTGCCTTCCTAGCCTTAACAACCCATTGAGAGGTTATCAGCCCATCTTTGCCAGACATTTGAAAGGCTTCAGCCGCATTCATTGGGTACTCTTGCTTAAACGACCGCTCTCCATTCGTACCGTCAGCACTTAGCTCTACAATCTTCAACCTACGCCAGTACATTTGCTCTTGGGTTAGCCCGTACTGTTGCAGCAAGTCATGCTCTTCAGTTGTTGTTTTAAAATCATTTGGTAGAGTCTTTGTGTACTCTTCTTGCCAAAACCAAGGGATAAAAACTGGCATAAACTCGCCATCACCGCGCTCTGCGGCCTTCCACTGCTGGTGAAAGAAGTTTCCGACCCCATTAGCTGTGGACTCATATATTATTTCGGTGCCATCGGCATCAGGTATCGTTTGAAGTATTCCTTTGGCATGTTCAGCAGCATTGGGCCAAAACCCAACTTCAGATCCGTGGAAGTATTGATTAGTTTGGCTTCGCCCTACCGATTTATTGCCTGCCGTTCCTATTTGATAACCTGAGTCTAAAAGGCTGAACAGAAGCTCTTTTGCATTAGCTGAACTTGTAACCGGCTTAACAAACTTAGGTAAGTGCTCATGATAACGCTTAGCCATGTTAAATAGGTTTTGGCTCGCGTCATCCTCATGCGTTAATATGTAAGCTCTTACCCCTTTAGCGTGAGTAGTGCGCCACATAAACCGACCTTCAATGTAAGTGCTTGCGCCTTGTTGCCTGCCTTTTAATACGATAGCTCTTACTTTGCCGGTTTTCTCTCGCTGGCCTTCTAGTTTTTCATGCAGGAACGTTTGCGCTCTATTTAGTTCTAACCGTTGTAGCCCTTTATCTTTAGTTCTGATAAATAGGCAGTTTTTAGCATAGAAAGGGAAATCATCCTTTAATCGTGAACGTTTCTTTTTCTCTAAATCATTCATCTAGTGATGACAGCCATTGTTCATGCGTTTGGGTTGTTACTTGAGCTATTAAGTTTAGGTCGGACGGCTCTTTATCATCGGGCAGGAACTTGTTAATAATCTTTAATTTAGTATCAATAGCTTTAGATATCCGAGTAACCTCAATACTATCAAGGGGATTAGCTAAGTTTGTTAGTTGCGCTAACAGATCAACAACATGCTGCTCATGACCCTGAACGCTTAACAACTCCCTTAAAGAGTCTCTTCGCTCTTGCCTTAGCTTCTGCACTTGAGTTTGCCCAGTCTTAGGCATTACTTATTTGCCTCTTCCATTAATTGATTAACAGAGTCAATAAACAGGTTCTTTTTCATCCGTTCCCCTGCGTGACTCTGCATAACTTGTCGTACTGCTTTTTCTGCTTGTCTGCGTGTTAAGTGGTTTTGGTTGTAGAATTTCTTTACCACTGGTAGTGAGTATATATCACTCAGGTCTACTGGACCTACATCACTTACTTTAGCGCTATTAACTGGTGTCCAATCTGTAGCCAAGTCTGTGTTAAGAAAATTACTTAACCTCTTTAAATGCACATCTCTGTCGTGAGTGTCGATTGGCACTATGATCATTCTTTGATCTGACTCATAGGCTTTGTTAAACATATCCCATTTTTCTTGGAAGTTTTGATTACGTTGTCTTGACACCCAGGATGTGAATGAGTCGTACGGGTTTCTTATCGGGGCGACTATAAGGTCACCGGATAGCCTCCACCCTTCCCAGTGCCTAGCATGAACTTTGAACCCAGCATCCTCTAAGACGCCTTTTAGAAAGTATGTGCCAGTATGCGGTACTGAAAAGAGTTTAATCATTTTTGCTCTACCGGAAGGAATAGTGTTCGCTCTAAAGTCCTAGTTGAGGTCTCTGTTTTGATCTTAACCTCTGCATTAGTGCCATCTATTCCACTACTGACAAATATTGTCACCACGTTAGAGGCGACTGCGGATGAGTCTATGGTCACGTTGGTGCCGGTTACCGTTATGGTCGAAATGGTATCGGATTTAAAATAAGGTAGATAGTCCACCACCAGGTCAACAACGTCCGATGGGTCCAGCTCGCCGCACCCAATAATATCTCCACCGGGGGATACTTTGTAGTTAATCAACGCTAAATGCTCTGATAACGAATGTAGGTGTACTGGCGGAACCTGAGAGAGTTGGCCTAATGTAAGTCCCAGAGGGAACGCCTGTGATGTTCTTTTGTACTGTGGCTGTGTGCTCTGCATCTGTAATAGCAGTCCAGGTTGTCCCTTTGTCGTAAGACACGTCTATTTTTAGGGTGCCTGTTCCGCTTGAAATTAACACTGAATACTGTATTAGGCCACCTGTATGAAGCCAAGCCTCGCCGCTCTCGTCTGCTGTTAACGTCCAGAATCCCTGGTCTAGTGTTGCCATTTTAATCGCTCCATATTATGCAGTGTAGTTCGGGGCCACCGTTTGCTATATAGATGGATTCATAAAACCCTAATCCGCCGGTTTCCCATGTTATATCTGATATCTCTTTTATCCACGGGTTTCCTCTACCTAAATCGTGTGTTTGGGGTAATGCTACTAACCAATCATATGCATCATCATCTAAACGTTTTATTGATACTGTAGCGTTACCAACTCTTGGGGTTATACCTGTTGCGTCTAGTAATAGTTCGGGATCTCCGCTGCCTTCATTAATCCCTGCGTACCCTGTACCGTTGTCTATCTCTGTCTGTAGAGCAGCGCGAAATAAAGGGAGGTCTATTATTCTTATTACATAGTCTCTTATCATAGCGTTGCTACCTCGCCAGCACTTAACGCCTTGTCGAATATTTTAAAGTTTTTGATATGGCCGTTTAGATGCTCTACAGCTCCCCTTTTGCCGATAGTTATTGCTGTTTTAGTTCCTGTTACGGTGCCAACCGAACCTGCTGCCTTAAGATTGCCGTTTATGTAAAGAGAGTTGCCCGTTGTCCCGTCACTAACATCTACAGACTGTACAACCTTGTATGTTGTATTTTTAGAAAAAGAAAACGTTGTATCAATCTGAGTTCCGCCGTGCCTTGTCATCATTGTCGCAAGGTTATTTATTCTGCCGTATCTAAATTGTTCTATAGTTGGCTCCCATATTGCCTGCTCATCACCATCCACATTTAAGATTAAATCTACCTCATATGAAACACTATAATCCTCAGTAGGAACAGGAATATTATCAGAGTCTATTGATAGATTATCAGCTAGTCGGGTTACTGGGGTGGTAGTAGATTTAATATAGCTCGATGGGGACGCACCCAATTCAAACTGCCCCCCCCATAAATGTACCCCAGAAGTCCCGTCTCCCGCCCAAGAGGGAAAGTACGAGCTTACGGCAGTATTATGCAGAGAAACCACCACACGCCCACTAGCTTCTGTTGAGGTCGCTGGAAGCGTTAAGCTGCATCGATATACCCCGTTGCCGAAGTCCTCTACAGTTGCCGTCCCATTTGTTAATGATGATGCAGGGATAGTACCGTCAGTCAGATCAAACGTTGCCCACTCTGTATCAAATCCTGCGTTCCCTGACATTTGGATATAATCATATCCGCCTGATTTAACATATACAGACTGTGTATAAGTCTTGCTTATTGTTATTGAAACGCCTTGATATGTGTAATGCGCTGCGCTACCTGTTGAAGGAATTAGCAAATCCATTGTGGTAGTGCCGTCAGGAGCTACAGCGTTATCTGCTGTAAATGTTAGGTTAATGTCTGCCCAGTCGCCGCCGGTGAACGCCTCACTGTTGTCTTGCAAGTTAGTCGCATCACTCTCAACTAGATAGCCCTTAGCTTCAAATCTAGCTACATTAGCGCTTACTGTTTTAATTAATCCATCGTCTCGGTCAACATAGGATCGTGTTGAAGCGCTTGTAAACGTAGCGGTGCCTACTCCAATAGCGACATTAATACTATTAATGAGCGGCATGTGTAGGATAGGAGAAAGCGAAGCAACGGGGGATATAACTGGGGTTACTACATTGCTTACCACATTGCTCACTGTCGTCATTTTATTTCCTGTAAAAACAAAATAGGCTGACCCCGGCAATAGCTACCTGGATCAGCGCATCGTATTCAGTCATTGGAGGATTACTAGACATTAATGCTAAGGCTCCGACACCGGCATAAGTCACCGCTGTGCTTGGAGATTCCTTTGGGTTTAGGTTTTTCTTAGTAAACCCGTTAAGAGCTGCCCCGATAAATTTTGCTAACTTGGGATTCATGTTTAACTCCAGCAATTGGTGATCATCATTTTTTGCAGAGTGATTGACCTCTGCCCGACTTGCTTAAACCACTTCGAATCTTCCATTTCTTGTGCAGCCAGCTCAAAATCCTCATTTTTCATAGCTGCTAGCATCTTTTTAAACTTCAATAACCCTCTATACCCTAGATTATACGCCATATCTACCAACACAGCTCGCCTGACACCAGATAAATCAAGCCAGAAATCAAGACTTTGTAAATCAACAATGATATTTCGTATTCTGTTATCCAAAATCCACTGAGCTTCATCTAGAGTTATCCCCGCATCAAGATTAATGCCATACCCAATAGTCAACTTATCGGCAGAACAACGGTATGGAAGTAGCCTTAATCCTTCGTGTTTTTTTATTAATTCGGTTACCTTCATTCAACTACCTCAATCAATTTGAATGATTATTTGTTTTTACCTTTGCCCTTATCTTTTATAATTGTCATGACTTTAAACTTTTTGACACAAGCAGATAGCTCTTCCATTTTTATCACATCTATAACCATCCCATCATTACACTCCTCTTTAAATGAAACTGTAGAATGAATAATATAATGGGATATATCCGAGTTTGATAACTCTTTACCGTTTTTGTAATGAGTTGGGGGTATGATATTGATAGCTGCAATCGCTAAATTTGAACAAAATAATAGTGCAATAACATACCAGAATTTAAACTTTGCACTTTTGAAATGCTGTGATATTTGCATCATCTAAAACCCTCTCCTGCTATTTCCCCTATGCCTTAATCCTGGGGGGTTTGGCTTTCTAAATGACTCTGTGAACGGCTCGCCATAAATGCCCATTGTTCCGTTATTCATAACCGTAAGCGCTTTAATATGATGAGTAGATGCAGGTAAAGAGTCGATCTCTATAATATTCCCTGTTATTTCAATTTCACTTTTGCACTCATCTTTAAATGTTACAGCTACACAAATTAGATAATGTGATATATCGGACTCTAACAATACGTTTCCGTTATCGTAATTAGATGGCGGAGTTATATAGATATCTGCTGGGGTTATATGGACATCGGCAAACGCGAAAGAAGATAAAAACAATAAACTAACAACTAAATATTTCATGGCTTTAATCCGTTCGTACTGGGGTAGTGAGTATCTCATAAGTAAGGGTCAATAAAACCAGGATACAAACAACGTAGGCGATGAATAATATAAAACAACGCAATAAAACATCTACTACCGTGGCAAACAAGAATGTAATTAGCACACTAATCGTATCCATCTTTACTTATGGTTTTGACTGCTTTATATGCTTTAATTGCGTAAAAAATCATTGCGAAGAAGCCGCTAACTACTCCAAAAACAACACTTAGCTCATTGAGTGTTATGTAACTTAATGGAACAGGGTCGCAAGCTACCCCTGCTGTAACGGCCATAGCTGACCCGCTCATTGCAGTGATATCTAGCAATTTACCCGGCATTAACCTGCTCCAATTTTAAGCATAAAAAGCCACTGTTGGGCATCTTTTGATCTAATTATCTGTTCGATGATGTTTTCATCAATATAACGTTAATGCTAGTGTTTTTAACCAGTCACGTCAACAATAACTAGATACGATGCATATTTGTACAATCTACTGATCATAAAGTGGATCTCCACTGTTTTTCTTCTTGCCGGTTAAATTCTTATTAGACTTTTCACGCCTGACTTTCTTAGCTCCACGTCGCTTAGGGTAATCGTTCAACTCTGCAAGAAATGGTTTTCCTGTGTCGAGCCACCGATCTCCGCATAATCTGCTCTGCTCTAAATCGACTGCGTCCGCTGCTTCTCTTAAACATCTAGCCAAACTATTTTCTGATCGTTTGTGTTGAAATGTGAGTATAGTTTTCTTATCAATTCGCAAAAGGTAATGCCCGATATCACCATCACCACTGTTTATATCGCTCAATATTATTGCCATGTTTCCAGATTTCCATAATATAGCGCTGCCTGCGTCAACTTCATGGATTTCTCATACTTTAGCCACATCCCCTTTATTGTATTTCCCCCGAATCGCGCAATCGTGACCGGCAAAATGCTCCTCGCTTGCTTGTCGCATCATTTTAATTTGCAGCTTTAGTGTAGTTATTAATCTATCTTGGTGTGCTGCATATTCCAAATTTCTATCACGATTTTCTATGATGACAGATTCCAACTTCTGCAGCATACTGTGTACGTTTTCTGTCATAAAGACCTCATGTAATAGTTTTTACCCTTATTTCCCATCCCTTCGCGGATCTCTGGGATTGTTATATCCCCCACTCCTTTAACTTTTTTGATTTTACCGCCGTTCTTCAAGAATTCTTTGGTCTGATCTTTGATCTCTTTGCGCTCCT